TCAGAAAACAAAACAAAACAAGAATTATTTTAAGTTAGTTAGTAATTTATTGTAATATTCTATCATTTCTTTTATTCTAATATCACTAAATTTTGTGATTTGTCTACTTTTATTTTGTAAATCTTCAGCAGTTCCTTCTCCGTATGCTTCTTCTAAATATCTACCAAATTTATATTGCTCTCCATATCTAAATACGTTACATCCACTGCATTGAACTTGTACATTTGTTTCATCGTATCTTGTAGAGTAATGCTTTCTACTCATAAAGTGTCCAGCTTGTAACTCTTTCCAATGTGCTTGTTTACCACAAGTAACACATTTTGTAATTCCATTAACTGCAAATCTTCTTCTTATATATTGACTAAAAACATTATCAAGTTTTTTTATTAAGTTTTTTCTTGATGGTTTTTTAGGCATTATATTATCTCGTTGTCTATTTGCTGTATTAAGTAACGTAAATCTTCTTTACTGAATTTACCTTCTATCGTTTCTTTGTATGTAGATAGTTTTAAATCGTAGTATTCAGATTGGTTTTCGTGTCTTCTAATTTTTACTCCTATGTTCATAGTATAAATATAACATTTTTTTATTTAAAAAAAAAGTAATACATTTGAAATTTTTAAATTATTATTATCATTTTTATAAATATATATATATTAAAATTATTATAAATATTAAATTATAAAGATATATGAATAATATTCAAATTTATTTGGCTACCTTCTAGTTTTTTCGTAAGACCTTCCACCAAAATAAGCACCGACTATTAAAGACAATAGTCCAGTAATGTTTTCTAAAGAATAATCTAAATACCAACCTATAACATAAGCAACTGAAAAGAATATTAATGTAAGTGGTCTAACATTCTTTGAGAGTTTATTATCAGAATTTAAATCTGCTTCCCATCGTTTAGTTACCTCTTGCATCTCTACCATATCCATTTCTAGTAGTTTTAAGGCTTTTTCTTTGTCTTCTGGTGGTAATGACTCATCTTTGTCTATAAGTCCTTTAACAATACCTAAAATGCCATTAGAAGGTAATGCATCTCCTAGTGTATTAACTATGCCAGAACCATTGTTTAGTAAAAATTTACCTACTTTTGTATCTTTAAATTTCTTCGCCATAACCCCATTTAAAATGTAAACAAATAAATATTAAGTAAAAATTCAGTTCTTCATTGTCTTCTTCATCTAATGCTGGATGATATTCCCAACCTAACATTAAACCTTTTTCAATAATAAAACTAAAGCCTATAAACATATTATAATTTTTTTTGATAATCCCATCTAGCTCTTTCTCCTCTTATATCGTAATGTACAAAAGAATCGTACAAACCTAATCCACCTTGTAACATATCTCCGTTTTCTATAAGTCTTTCTATTGTCTTATATACTTCTAATGGAGATAATCCTTTTATTGCAATATCAGCAGCCTTACCCATTATATGTTGTGAGGTTTTAACGCCACCTACCTTTGCATTATATTCTTCTGACCTATATGCAGAATTAATGTGTATAGGCTTTTTTAACTCATCTCTTAATACTTGTAATTGATTAGCAACTTTAACAATATTATGATATACATTTATAGGCATTTCACAAACACCACAATCGCAGTTACAATCAAATTCTTCTTTAGTAAAGTTTTTTGTCATTGTATTTTTTATTTAATTTCTTTTAAAACTGAATATATTTCCTCTATTTCTTTTTCCATATACTCAATCTTCAAGTCTTGTCTTCCATCTGCTGGCAAAGCACCTAATTCTCCTCTTGGCCATTTAATTCTAAATTCATCATTTAAACTTTGGTTGTATTGCAATCTAGCTACGTCCATTTGTAGTGTGGCTATCTCTGCTGTTAATGTAAACCAAACTCCTGCAATAGATAATATACCAACTATAATTCCAATTAAACTTTTTAAATCAAGTTGTATTTTAGAGGATTCCTCAAGTTCTAAAGCTTTAGACATTACTTTTTGTTTTTATTCATTAAATACCATTTTTGTAAAGTATATCCAATGGTTATAAGCAAAAGTGCGATTTTAAGTATTATATCTATATCAGTTAATGATATACCTAAAGTTCCCATATTTATAAATAATGTTTTATAATCTTGTATCATTTTAATTCTCTTTTTTTTGTTTAACTAATGGAGCAGAAACAGAATTATTATTTATAGTAGGTTTTATTCCAATAGGTGTTATTATGACAGGTCTGTTTGGTTTTGGTTTATATGGTCTAATTATTACAGGAGGATTATTGTAATAATTGTAAGGGTGTTGATTATAAGAATTTCTATAATAATAGTTATTATATACTTTTGGTCTTAAAGAATTTACATCAATTAGAATTGTATCTCCTTGATTAGTTACCCCTAATACTTTTACAAAGGTAAAGCCTACCTCTGTTGATGCGCAACCATAGATTAATAAAATAAAAAAGAATACTAAAATCTTTCTCATTTCTTATTTTTTTTAAAAGCATCATAACAAATAGCTATTGCTTGGTTTTTATCGTGATAAGGCATAAGCATAGGCACGCAACGAATCATAAAATCGCTTTGCTTTTCTGCTGGTTTAGGATTAGGAATCGGCATACTTAAATCCTTTAAATTGGTGGCATCCTTCCCCTTTNACGCTTACTTCAAATTCTAACCAATCTTCAGATTCTTCATACCAAAGAGCATCTANTAAATAACCAGAATCTCNTAAACCTAGTCTAGCAAATAAATTATCTGAACTAGATTGTTTATCAATAAACTTTTCAGCTAATGCTTGAGTAGGAAAAACATATTTCCCTACTCTAACAGATTTCTTTTTACTTTTTTTCTTTGTTACTTTTTTCATCTTTAGGTATTGACTCATTTAAGATTTTAACAATCTCCTGTGCTTGTGGTAAATAAGCAATAGGTAGAGAATTAATAACTTGATTAACCTTTTGAATTTGTTCTTCTGTAATTTTCATAATATAGTTTTTTAAATTTGTATTAAATATACAAAAAAATATTTATATTACTCTGCTCCTCCAATTTGCATTTGCACAGAAGAAGGGTTTATCTCTTGTTCTATTTGTGCATCTAAACCAGCATATAATGAAGCTACTTCTTCTTCTCCCATTGCTTCTTTAGTCCAAGCTTCTACATCAGCTTCAGTTAAATCAGCGAAAGGAATAAAAGAGCCTTCTGGTGCTGGTACTACTTGAGTTCCATATACACTAGCAGAGTAAAATTCATCTTCAGGGTTTTTTTGGTCAGAAGTTGCTAAAACGCTCCAATGTACGTTATATACTACATCGCTGTTACCACCTTCGCTAGGGTGTACATCTACTGTTTTACAATTCCATTTATAAGATTGTGCCATAATTTTAATTTATTTATTTATTTATTGTTATTTATTTTTTTTCGCATTGACATTCTAANGNTTCTAATTTTGCAGATAGTTCTTGTATNGANTTAACTAATAAAGGAACNATTTTAGAGTAATCTACTGACTTGCATTTCTTCTGCATCTTTTTCTCCAGATACTGCTTGTGGTAATACTTCTTCTAACTCGTGAGCCATAACACCATAAGACCTAGACTTATCTGCTTTCCATTTGTAATCGTAAACAGGTATTTTAGAAACTAAATCTAAACCTTCAAAGTCTTGTAAATCTTCTTTTAATCTATAATCTGAAGTTGTGTTATAAGCAATTGTATTAGCGTTAGCCAATGTAATACTTCCAGCAATTACACTATCATTGTAAAATGTAGTTAAAACACCAGAAGTATCAGTTCCACCACCACCAGAGTTAGTAACCATATAAGCACAAGTTCCAGTTGTTTTAACATACATACCATTCGCTCCAGTTCCATATATTGTAACTCCTTGTGTTTCTTTTGCTGTTGTGCCAATTAATAAATCTCCAGCCGAAGTTAGTCGCATTCCTTCTGAATTATTAGTTCTAAATGCCATTGAGTTATCTGAATTATTATAACTAAAACCACCAATATCTGCACTATTTTCATCTCCAAAATTTAACAAAGCAGTAGATGAGCTTCCTGAATAAATACCAACTCTTGCAATACTTGATGCTGAACTATTATTAACAAAAGCCCCTACCCATTGAGAGGCAGAAAAACCACCAGTTGGCAATACACCAGATTTAACTACTTCAAGGTTTGTGCTCGGTGTCGCAGTACCCACGCCCACATTTCCAGAACCATCAATACGTAAACGCTCTAAATTATTTGTAAAGAATTGCATTGAATTTAAAGTATGACCATATTGTATTAAACCTTTGTATTGGTCATTTACACCTGTACCATCAGCAAAAGCTAAATTACCAAAAGCACTAAAGCTAGATAAAACCGTAATTCCGTTACTAGTAGTTAAATTTCCTAAAACAAGATTTTGTGCCGAAACACTTGTAAAAGCATCAGGGTTGGAAACACCCAGACCCAAATTACCTGAAGAATCTAGCCTCATTTTTTCTGTGCCACTAATATTAAAATGAACATCTTGAGAATCAAAATCTAAAGTTTGATATGCAGAGCCAGTTCTGTCATAAGATAATAAAGTTACTCTATCTTGCGATGTTTGTGGAATAAACTCTATTCCAGCACTAGAATTATCAGAAACAACAAGTTTTGTTTGTCCTGTTGCTTGAATTGTAGTTCCTATTACTAACCTACCTGAAGAATCTAGTCTCATTTTTTCTGTACCACTAGTAAACCATTGATGAGTTATAGCTCCTGTTGAGTTTTTTGATTGTAAGTAATCAGTAGATACAAAAGTTCCGTTAGATTGCCTAGTATTAAACAGCAAAGAACCTCCTGAATTTTGAATCTCTGTTTTGTTAAAAGTTGCAGTTGCATCTGTATCTTGTAAAATTAAAATTGGATTTGTTGATTCAATATTTACATTTCCAGTAAATACTCCACCACCTGTTACTGATATACCTGAACTTGTAGTAGATAGTTTAGTTACGTTATTATGTCTCATTGAAGAATTAGCACCTTCAACAGTTTGAAAACCTATTGTTCCGTTTGCACCCCCAATATTAACTTGTGTAGAACCTCTTACGTTTAACGTACCTGTTCCTGTATCTACAATATAACTAGCTACACTATCGTGAAATATTTCTAGTCCATCTCCTGAAGTTCCATAAATAGATTTTACATTGTCATTGTGAGTAGTGTTACCTACCATTGTTCCACCAGCTAAAGGAAGGAAAACTCCTGTACCTCCACCAGTTACAAAGTTTGCTGGTGTTATTTGAACATTCTCTGCTCCATTATACCCTACAATGTGAGATACATCACTAGTGCTAGTTTTCAGTACAAATTCGCTAAATTTTTTATTTGCCATTTTATTTTATTTTATATTATTGAAATTCTGTTATTATAAATTCGTTATTCGCTTCTGTAAGAAGGTAATCTCCATTCTCTGCTATTATCTCAAAGAATGCAGTAGGTGTACAATCTACATATGGCTTATAAACCAATCCCCAATTGACAGTATTATCACAAACTCCATCTCCCCACCAAGTTATACCAGTCGGCTTTATATATATGCTTCCCCACATTTATTTATTTTTTTTTATTTTGTAGTTTATAACTACGTTCCACGTATTGTTTTCTGTCCACATATTCTAAATACCTTTTTAGTTTTACAATATTTTCTTTTTTTTGTTTATATCTTATAATACCCATCCACCAAAATCTGCGTTAGCTGTATCTGGATAAGTATCGTCCTCTGTGTTAGAGTTATACTCTGGATACGTATTTTGATTATATACCATAAAGTCAATAAAATTATTTGTGTAAAATTGTGCTATATCTCTATATTTTTCTACTAAATAATCAACTTCTTCTTTGTCTACTGTTACACTACTTTCGCTTGTGTGTTTATATACCCCACCATTAGCCACTGTATAAGCAGCAAAAGGCATATAGCATACTAATGCCCAATAAATAGTCATAGGCTTCACATACGTCTCTAAAAGTGTCTTATATGAAGCGTTAGCTGGGTCGTTTATAGTTCCAGCTATAATTAAATCTTGTAACTTTTCTAAAAGTTTTGTTCCTAAATAATTTTGTACCTCTGTATCTTGTGCAATCTCTACCATATAGATAAACTTATCTGGGTCTACATTTCCAGAAAGTACAGAATACCTTTTTATGTCTTTAGTTGTTATAAATAATGCTTTTGCCATTTCTTATCTTATTTAGGGTACGCTCCTCTATTAGGCATATTCTCTGGCGCAATTCCAGCTTGTTTTGACCCTCTTGGGTTTTTCATATAACTTTTAGGAATAGTTCTAGTCTTTTTATAGTTTCCTAAATTCTCTGATGGCTCTGTATTGCTTTCTAGCCTATATAAGACCTTTTTCCATTTGTGTCTACAGTATATTCCACCTTTAAATTTAAAAAGATCATAGGGTTGTCTATTGTGTCCTAATTCTCTATTTACTCCCTCTCTTGATGCTTTATCTATATCTTCTATTCTCCATACTAATCCAGCATCTGCCATATTCATCATATTTCTACAAAAGTCTCTCTGTGAAAGACTTGGTTTATATGAACCTCTTGCATAAGTGTATCTTATTTTATATAATCCGTTTTTAGAATCTAAATAGCTAAAAGAACTTCCATTTTTCTTAGAATCTATTTCATCTTTTAAACCTAATAAACCTTTTACTTTAGATAGTGTACTTTTCTTTTCGTTTATCAAATAATTTGCCCAATCTTCATTATCTATGTCGCTATCTTCATCTATTTCATCAACATACACATAACTATCTCCCATTTCCTTTCCACTTTTTGATAAATGACCTAATACATTTTCTACTTCATCATCATTCATGTTTATAGGAACACAATTAGGAACTTTTTTACCATTTTTCATTTTCATACCATATTGCTCGTATCCAGGTTGACAAGGTTTTTTTAAGTCTACTACCTCATCGTGAGATTCACAAGGCATATAGTAAACAACTCCATCTTCTTCATGTTCGTGATATCCCTGACATCCTTGCTCTAAAGCTTTAGCTTCTGCTTCTTCTTTAGTTTTATATACATCTACTCCATCTATTTTCTTTAGACTTAATTCATAACCAGTTTCTTCTTCTATGATTTTTTTATTAACTATGTCAATATCGCTAAAGTCTAGAGGTTTAAGAGTTTTAAAGTATAAGTCTAATGCTATATCATTAACTGACAAAATAGCATCTAAACACTCTATTACTTGATCTTGAAAGCATTGTATGACTATATTGTCAAATAGTTGTGTAGCGTTCTTTATTTCTTCTGCATTGTTTCCTAGTCCATCATTACCTTCACGTATTCCTAGAAGCATTGGAGATGTAACCCTATGACCAACGATTAACTTTCTAAAGCACTCATCAGCTAAATACTGATAATGTTGAGGTGCATCGTTCAAAGGAATGTCATCTATCGTAGTTTTAGATTCGGAATTGTTATTAAAAGCTACTATTACTTTTTCTCCTCTGCTTCCAGTTAGTTTTCCTAGTACATCGCTCTTAATTGATTGCATTTTTTCAGGGTCTGGTACTCCGTTGTTAAAATTAACGACTTTAGTGCCACTAAATCCATTTATACAATCATTTATAAGGTAATCCCCTATTTCGTCCTCTAACACTGCGTAAGGCATTGCAGAAGACCAATCTGGACTACTATAATAGTATTTTCCAGCTTCATATGGCTTTAAAACGTACATTTCAACACCATTAGCTTTACCAAAACCAAATGCTGGTATTCTTTCTGGTTTTTCTGTAGGTTTTAGATTATCCCAATGATTAGAGTAGTACCATCCTTCTATTTCACCATCATCATTGCATTTTTCTGCTCTTAATGTCTCCATCGGGAAATGATGTACCTCTTTTACCTTACCATCTTGATAAACTAACTGAAATGCAGCCATTCCTAGTACTTTGTAGTCATTTATGAATTTTCTTAAATCAGACTTCTTAAATAATGACATCATTTGAGCATATTGCTCTGGTCTTTTGTCTGCATCGTGTGCTGC